GTCGCATTAAAAGTAGTTGTGCCAATGCACCGTTGACCACCACATCGTGATAGCGGTCAAACAAGAGTTTATCCACTTCGCACGCATTTTGGGTTGGAATGGCAAAGTAGCGAACGTAAAGCTGATTTTCCGCATCAGCACGTGGGGCTTTTTGCAGAATGATTTTGTCGTTTGGCTCAAAGGTAAATTCACGGCAAGCGAAATATCGCATCGGTTTATAATGAACACGTGAGTAAGGTTTGCGTTTGCCTAAGTGAATCTCATCGACATAATGCACCTGCTCTGCATCGCCATTGTCTAAATAATAATCCCGCACGCCTGCTTGAACATCTAAGCGAAGTTCACGCTTGAGTAATAAGCTATCGCGTGCAAGAGTTTGAGCAGCTTGGCGTAAATATTCCAACGCCACGTCATCAGGTACACCTTTAGCGATCAGGGTGACACGCGGCAAAAATTCAGCAAGGGAAATAAATTCCACATCACGCCCATCATTTTCACACGCAAAATTGACCGCACTTTGGCTACCGCATTTGGGTTTTAAGCAACCGCAAGGCATTATTTACCCCCCTTTTGTATTTAGTAGCACTTTCTTTGTAAAGGCAGCTCGAACTTGCTCTTGTAACAAAGTTCTGTCTAAAAACTGCTTGTAGTACATCGCCGCTTTTTGCTGTGAGGTTGTGCTTTCCGTTTCCGCACCAAATAAGCGATACAACACATAATCTACCAAGTTCGCATAGTTTTCGGTAATGGATTCATTGAGTTCTCCTTCAAGGGTTACGGGTTTTGGTTTAACAGCACACGTCATTCGAGCATAAACAGTTTCATTTGGGCTAACAGGCGGTTTTACCGTGAATTGGTTGTCGGTATTTGCCACTTTGCTGTAACTACGGCTGTCGGTTTTGCGACTGATGCAGTTTTTCTTACCAAATGCTGATTGTGCCTCGTTATCCACTTCTTTCATTTCTGCAATGAAATTGCCGTGAGCATCAGTAATGGCATCCACTGAAAGCAATAAATCGCAACAACAAGGCTGCTGTAAATCGCTGTCATCGAGTTTTGCTACCACCGTTTTTAGGAACTTGTTCGGGTTGAGCTTGAACATTTCCGCCACACCTTCGTTGAGGTAGTCGATAATGAGCGGATCTTCAATGCGGTCTGCATCAATATCATTGTAATCGTAGCGGACGCGTACAATGAAATCTTTGGCTTGCATTAGTGGATTTCCTGTTCTAATTCAGATTTTTTGCCTTTCTTACCGTCGGCTTTCTGGGCTTGATGTTCAACACGGACAAATTCTTTTTTCTCAGACTTCATCAGTAATGACGCTGTAAGTTGGTCGTCCACATCAAAACGTGCACCGTTAACATTAGAGGCAAAAGTTCTTTGAAATGGGGTCATTGGGTTGTTCCTTATAAAAAGAAGCGGTCGGAAAACGCGATTTATTTGCAGAATCCGACCGCTTGGGGTTACATCATATAGCCTTCTTGCTCAAAACGACGAGCAAAGAGCATTTTCACATCTTTTGGAATGCCACCTTTTGGTAATGCGGTAATTTTTAACACCACCGCATCCACTTTGGCATTGTAACCATTTTCCACAAAATGCGAAATTTGGGTGCGAGGTTCAACCGCACCTGCATCAAAGCTGGCTAAATCAACATCGCTTACCGCTTCTACTGCAAGATTTTCTGCATAGGTAATTTGTTTGGTTTTACCTGTAGCATACTCGGCACCGTTGACGGATTTAATTTCAAACTTAAAGCCTGCAACAGGTTCACGGAAATCAATGAACAGCGATTTAACATCGGCGTGATTCGGTTGTAAGAAGATGTAAAGCTCATCGCCCACTTCTAAATCAGACACCGATTTGCCATAACGTAAATCTAAGGTTTCCATTAAGCGTTTCCATTCGATTTTTTCACGGAAGCCGTAGCCACCATCCACTCGAACATCTGCTTGTAAGAATACAGGTAATTGCGTGTTGCCATCGACATTGCAAGTATTGCACGCTTTACCGAACTCAGGGGCAACGCCCCCTCGAGCTAAGTTATATTTTGCCATTTTGTTACTCCATAATGATTGCAGCGACTGCAATAGATTGACTTGAAAGGGCAGCAACATCAAAACGGTAGTTACCCACAAGGTAAATATCGTTCAAAATGGTTTGCCATTCTAGGTAATCCAATGATACTGGGGCAGCAATGTGTTTTGGATCGACCATCAACACATATTCCACCGTACGACCATCAGGTAATTTGTAGCGAGGCATATGTAATGATGAGAACACATCCATCCCTAAAGTTGGATGCACTAAGCCTGTGACAATTGGGTTTTCTTTTAAGCAGCAGCCTGCACCTAATTTAGATTGCTCACGACGAATACGTGAAACGAAAGCAGGGCTTGCGGCCACTTTTAACGCATTACCACCACAAGTTACGCCACTTTCTTGTAAGGCTTGTTCCATACGTTCTAACACTTCGGTTGCTTCTAAACCGTCTTTACCGACAATCACAGGATTTACGGTATCGCCTAAGCGGATATTGCCACTTAATGCACCTGCTTTGTTACCTTGTAATTGAGCGTGAGCCATTGCCACTAATACACGGTAGCCGTAGCGTTCTGTTGCATCACGTAATGCAAAGCCGATAGATTGTTCATAGCCGTCTTGCACCATTTCCCAACGTTTACATAATGCAATCGCTTCTTGGCGTGAGAATTTATGTTTGATTGGGATTTGTTGGCAAAGGGTAATTTCACCGCTGCGGAACGGATCGCCTAAATCCATTGACTCGCCATTGAAGTTTGAATTACCGAAATCGCCTAATTCAAAACCTTTCAAAATGGTGTAGTGAGCCACAGGGGCACAGTCTAAGCCTAAGTTAGTGATGTCATAATCAGGATTGATTAAGTGCATCAAAGAAGAACAGTTATGCAGTTCACTTACCACAATATCTGTTGCGTATTCTGGGATATACAATCCTTGCGTTGCACCGCCTAAATCAGCGGCACGAATATTTTTTGCCATAGATTTTCCTATTTAAAGTTATTGAGAAAGGCACGCAGCTCTTTGGTTTTCCCATTGCGAGCTAACGCACGTGCTTTGGCGTGATCTTTCTCGGTCATTTCTGGTTTTGCCTTCGATTGCGTTGAAACACTTGCCGTTTTATTACTCGGCGGTGCAGTAACCACAGGCGAAGGTAGTTGATTGCGTTGTTCAAATTCAGCGACTAATTCCGCAATTTTAGGGATTAGGTTGAGGTCTTTCGATTGCCCAGCATAATTGAGCAAGGCTGATGCAGTATTACCTGCAAAGTCAATCACTTTTTCATTGGTAAATTCAATGAATGCCGAATCATTGACGAGTGCCTGAAAACGTGGAACTTTCTCAATCAGGGTTTTGCCAAATAGCTCTGCTTGGGTTTGAGCTTGTTGGCGTTGTTGTGCCGCAGTCAGTTTTTCATCGACCACCTTTTCCACATCGGGTATTGGCGAAGTTTTTGACGTTTTTAACCGCTTGCGAAGTTTTTCAGTAAATTTCTCACCTAATTGAAATCGCACATCTTCCCAATCTACATCAGAGAAATCATCTTCTTCTGTTTCTTCTACAGCAGGTGTCGCTGGTTTTTGCAGTTCAGCTAATTGTTGCTCAAGGGCAAGTTTTTCTTGTTCTGCTTTTTGACGTGCGGCAACTTCCGCTAATAAGCGTTGGTTGGTTTCTTGGTGAGCGGTTTGTTCTTTGTTAAGTCTGCCTTTCCACGCTTTGACCTCATTTTCTTCTTGAGGCGGCTCTGTATGAGTAGGCTCTGATGGAGGCTCTACAGGAGGTGTAGTCGGTACATCTTCCTCACTTGGTTGCGGCTCTTGTTGAGCTTTTGCAGTGGCAAGTTTACGTTTGATGTATTCAGGGGTGTTGTCACTTAACTTAACAACGGTGTCGTTTGACTGAATTTGATTATCTTCCATTGGTCTTCCTTAAAAGAGATGGCATAAAAAAAGCCACCGCAATGCGATGGCTTGGTGAGCGTTAAAGCAGCTACACTTTGAGCTGTCTTTCCGTTGTCATTAGTTTTTCTGGGCGGAATAGTTGCCCGAGTAAATCCACTAAAATATTAGCAGAGTGTTGGTATTCGCTTTTGAGAGCTGGGTTTAATTCGACTCGTGCCTTTTGACTGAATACTAAACTTTGAGCGTGCAAATAGGCTTCCAGCTGTTCAGCAAAATGCGGATTATGCGAAAGTGTGACACGTAATTCGGTCAGTTCATCTAAACTGGTGGGCGAAAAAAGTTGTTGCCACAAAGGTTGCTTAACGAGTTTCATTGATACCTCAGCAATTAACGACCGCAGCTTTTACAGCCGCTTGCCCCTTTTGACGCCATAGGACGCACGCCACCATTTAAGATACCAGCTACTTTACCTGTGGAATCTTTAAAGCGTACGCCCATATTGCCGTTAGATGGGGTAACCACATTTTTTTGATTAGCAAGGGGTTTATAGCCTGCCATTGTGTTTCTCCTCTATTGTTGAGATAAAAAAAGCGACTGAAACTAGATGTCGCAGTCGCAGATTCGGTTTTTTGCCATTACTGGGTCGTCGTAGTAATCAATAATGACTTCATTATTGCCGTGATATTCAAAGTAGTAAGTACCGGCATCATCAATATGAATGGTTGGATCGTCAGCCGTTAATACCACCGCTTGCTTACACTTCTTATACGGCATATGTTGCACATTCGCCACCGCACTTGGCTCAATCACGCAAGGGCAACAATCATCGGTTAACGCCCAGTGGGGATTACCTAACGACTGCACTCTTGCGATATGCACGGATACACTTTCACCCGCACTCAATCCCCACACAATCACCCGTTTCGGATGTTTGCGGACTTCGATATTGGTTGAAGTGGGAAAGAGTTCGTTGAGGGTAAATCGTGGTTCGTTGGGTTGAGAAAGTGCAGTACGAATATGGCTATGGGTTTTGATGTTGTTCGTATAGATCTCCTATGTAAACACGTTATAAGAAATATGCTGTCTTTGTATCCACGTTAGGTACACGAAGCAATTTACCATTGCCTACATCATCGAATACTTTATCATACGTTGCTTTACCAACAAAACGTTGATTTTCTTCTGATAAGGTTCTAATGTTTAAACTTGTACTAGACGATATAGCTGCGTTCCACCCACGCTCCGTAACAATACAACATTGACAATCTTGCGATAGATTATTGTTTAACTGATATAACGTGAATGAACACTCTGTACCGTGGAAGAAACCACATCTATTTAATCCGTTAGAGTGCAAAATAAGCCCGTCACCTGCATTACTAACCGTTATACCTCTAGATTTAATCTTACATACATTAATGAAATACGAAGCCCCTTCGTTACCTTGTAATCTAGCAGCTTGTTTCAGGCTTAAGTTATCACTTCTAAGATTTTCGATTGGGTTAAGCACCATACCTAAATCGTTAATGATCTCCAATCCAAATAAGACAACCGCTGTTCCTTTAGCGTGCCAGCAAGTATAAAGATAACCACCGTTAGTTTTATTGTCATTTATCCACGTACGTAAACCTGTAAATACTAAACGTGGTGCTAAACCTTCATTTACTAATTGCACAGTGGCAGCTGTACCATCTGTACTAGATGCTCGAATCTGGTCGTACTCACTTCCATACGGTTGAATATGTAACGCACCAGTTTTGATGTTTTGACTGTTTTCAGCAGGGACTAAGTGGTCTTGGTTACATCTTAAATATACATATCTAACTGTACCTTGTTCACCTAGCGATACTGCGTAGTGAACTGTTTTCAGTGGTTTGTCTCTTGTACCTGCACCCTGTACATTATCTGGGTGTTGGTCTACTCCATTAACCGCATCAACATATAAGTTTTCTAGGCTAGATTTGGCTTTCGTACCGTAGTATAATCCATCGTCTCGTAAAGACAACAAGTTACCACTAATACCAGAAACCTTAACTTCGTACTTTTGTGTGGCAGGGTTAAACCAAACACCTTTACCCATATTATCAGGTGTTACCACTATTACACCATTTTGTTCTAAAGAACCATCGCCTTTTGTATTTTTAGCCATATAGAAATACCTCTATTTATTCCTTATCAACATAGTGACCCAATAAAACCGTTCCACTTGCATCCACTGAGCGAACTGTTTTTACAATCAACTTACCATTCACTACATCAAGCCCATCACCTAACAATCCGTTATTTTTTAACGCTTGTAAGAAAGCCTTACCTGCATATTGAGAACCGATTGCGGCAGCTGTTTCAGTTGGGTTAATAGTGACTTTTCCGTCGTCACCTAGTTTTAAACCGTTACCCACATTTAGCTCAAGCGGTTGATTCTTCGTACCGTTTCCCGTAATGCCTGAATTAGGTTTCACGGCAACAGCGACATCACCAGCAATAGATTGCTTGATTTTTGCGACAGAAATTACCCCACCTTTGCCGTTTTGTGGGCAAGTTGGCGAA